GTAGTCGTCGCTTGGTTGGCAGCATCGTCCCAGTAGACGATGGCCCCCACAGCGATGGCCGTGCCGGCGCCGGTCGCCTTGGCGAAGTCGCAGACCCCTTCGACCGCCAAAGCGCCAAGCTGGTTGGCCTTGATCGGTTGCTTGGCGACGCCGACCAGGTCGCCCTGGACGACCACATCGCCGGCCGCGACATCCGCCGCCGGCGTGTAGTCGATGGACGCCCCTTCGTGAACGAAAACGGCTTGTGCCATTTGTGTATCCTCGAGTTCAGGTCAACAGCAGTCGGTGCCGCTCCCCGCTATGAATCCGACCGATCGTGGTGCGGCTCACACCAAACCGCTTGGCAATTGCTTTCTGGGTCAGGATGCCTTTGAGCGCTGCAATCTCGCGGATTTGGTCTTCGTGCAACTTCTTGCCGACCGGCGGGCGCAACCCAGTCCGATAAGCATGGCGGTGATTATCACCTCGGCTCAGGTACTCGAGGTTGGCGACTGTGTTGTCCTGCTTGTCCCCGTTCTTGTGATTGACATCTCGGCCAGCCGCTTCCCCCAGAAAGGTTGCGGCGATCAGGCGATGCACACTGCGAGCGATGTATCGGCCGCCCACGCGCAGGCTGACGACCAGATACCCTGTCCGGGAATGCGCGGTCGGGCGAAGTACTTTCCAGGTTCCCCACTTCCGGCTCCGAACACGGCCCAGGTTGCTGGCCTGGTAATCCGGGAATCCAGGAATGTCCCTCCACGCTTCCTCCGAATCGGCATGCGCCGCTAAAGAGAAATTTTCGATGGTCGAGTGCTGCTCGCTCATGCCTCGCCCTTTGCCTTGATCCCGCCGCGATAGTCCTGGAGACTCACCCCGAAATCATGGAAGCCGCGCATCTGCACGCCCAGGACGTTGAAGTCGGCGTCGGCCGTCTCGATGGTCGGCGCTTCCTGGCCGTTGAGGAAGGCGACCTCGATCACCGGCAAGTCGGTCGGCTCGGCCAGCAGATACCAGGCCTTGGAGGAGTTCCCTGTGTACTGAGCGTTGGACAGATAGCGGCTCACCTCGACGCGGAACTTGCCCTGGTGTGGGTTGGTGATCGGGTTCTTGACGTTCGCGGTGTTGTCGCGCAGCTCCAGCGACTTGAAGAGCTGCGAGCCGATGGCCGACAGCGCCGTGGGCACGAGCAGGATCGCCGGCATGATGCCAATGGGTTTGCCGTCGCTGTCCACCTGGTCCATGAAGGCGACCTCACCCGCCGTCAGCCCGTCGATCCCCAGCGCCGTGGCCGCGCCGGTCAGGTAGTTGTTGCGCGCCGCCGTGAAGAAGGTGCTGTTGTTCAGGAAGGTGGTCCAGAAGACATCGTTGATCTTCAGGCCCGAGCCGCGGCCGAGCTTGCGCGGCACGGTGGTAATGGCGCCGAGGTCGTCGTTGATGATGTCGCGGCGGTCGATGGACAGGAGCAGGCCGTAGGTGTCGGCCCGGTTCTCGTACTTCTCCTCGCCGAGCGTGCCGTGCTTCAGCTCGCCGCCGGGGGCGACCAACTCGTACTGGTCCTTACCCACCAGGCGGTAGCTCGTAACGGTCTTGAAATCGCTGACGTTGCGGACGGCGGTGATGTTGCGCCAGGTGCGTTCGACTGAGAAAAAGCCTTCCAGGAGAAACTTGTTGGCTACGTTCGACAGGATGCCGCCGATGTCGATGGTCGAGAACGACGCCTCGATGGCGCGGGCGAAGGCGAAGCGCAGCACGGCGCGGTGGTCGCGGAAGTTGCGGCCGGTGTAGCCGTTGGCCCAGGCCGCTTCGAGGAGCAGTTCCTGCAAGCCGATGCCGCCACGGAAACGCCGCGAAGCCAGCTCCAGTGTCTGCGGCTCGTACAGCTCTTCGACCCGACCGAGCTTGGCCGTCAGCAAGCAGGCCGCTTCCAGCACCGTGGCCGTGATGGTGTTGTCGGGGACGTGGACGGCCGGGGAGCGTGGGCGGTCGGCGCGGAGGATTTCCAGTTCGGTGCGCGTCGCGTCCCAGCCTTCCTGAATGGCCCGCGCCTCGATGTCCGCGTGGCGACCCGCGCAGACCCGGCGGATGGCGGCGATGCGGTTGGTCTCCGCCAGGGCTTGGGCGCGAATGTCCTCGGCCGTCGGTTGTGGGTCGGTCGGCGCTGCCGTTGCTTGGGGCGAGGCGGCGCCGGTGCCATCGGTGTTGGCGTCTGGGTTGTTCACGGCTGCATCTCCCGACGGGTTGGTTGCGGCGACGGTGGCGCTGGTGCGGCCATCGGCCCCGAGATCGACGAAACTGATTTCGCCGAGCGTCGCCTTGCGGACGACGTTGAGCGGGCCGGTCAGCGCCCGGCCGTTGACCACGACCTTCTGGTTCTCCTTGATGAACTCGAACTCCTCGACGCCAGCCCCCACCGACGCCTGCCAGGGGAAGCCGTTCTTGGCCGAGACGACGATCTCGCGGGCCGCAGCCGTATCACGGGACACCACGCCGGTTGCCGTGAGCTGACCGTCCTCGATGCGGATGGCGTCCGTGTGCCCGACGCCGGAGAGTGGATCGTGCCCGAAGCGAATCGGCCGCGACTGCGACGGGATCGCCAGGCCGGCCAGGTCGAGAACGACCGGGTAGCGCCAGCCGGTGATCCGCATCGGCGCGCCGGTATAGGCGACCATGCGGAAGCGCGGCAGGGCCTTGTCGGCATCGGCACCGCCGCCCGCGGCCAGCTCAATCGTCGCGGTCGCGGCCAGGTTGAGCAGGCCGGGCACGCCCGGATCATGCGGTTGCCCACTGGGCTTCCGACTCGTCGATTTCATCGTTGGTCTCCTTGGGTTCGGTCGGCTGCGCCTGCGCCGGCGTCAGCCCCAGCTCCTGCATCAGCGCGACTTCCTTGGCCCGCTGCCTCAAGGCGTCTTCCCAATCGCGGCCCTGGCGGGCGTATTCCTGGGCGAGCGTGGTCGTGTGGTTGGCGAGCCGGGTCGCCTGCGCGGTGGCTTCCTTGGCCGGATCGACGTGTTCTTGGCCGTCCCAGAACCACTGGTGCGGCCAATCGCCGATGGGACCAAGCCGGGCGGGCAAGAAGCCCGGAATCAGCGCTGCCTCGTCGATCCAGGCCGCGAGAATACGGTCCAGCACCACGCATTCGAGGTGCGCCTGGTCAACGCGGATCGCCTTGAAGTAGGTCTGGTGATCGAGTCGGCCGGAGGCGTAGTTGTACCCAGACGAGTTGCCCGCCGCGACGTTGAAGGGCATGTTGAGACAGCGGGCGATCTCGTTGAGGATCTCCTTTTTGAACTCGGCGTAGGTCGTCGCGGGTTGCTCCGCTTGCAACTGGCTCATTTTCCAGCCACCGGGCATGGTCACGAGCGCTCGCTGCTCGAGCTCGATCGGCTCAAAGGGTTCGGCGGCGTCGGCCTCACCGCCGGCCGGGGCGTCGGTGTAAAGGATGCCGGCGAAGTCGGCGGCCGTCTCCGCCGCCGCGATCACCGCCAGGGTGAAGCGCCGCAGCTGGGCGAACAGCGGCAGGGCCGGCATGATGTCCGGGATGCCCCGCGCCTGACCGGGCCGGTCGGCACGATACCAGTGGATCACCGATGCTGCCGGGACGCGGTCGTACTCAAGGAAGTATTGCCGTGCTGCGTCGCCCGGATGTTGCTTCAGTACGTGGTACTCGACCGGGTTGCCGGCCTGGTCGAAGACGATGCCGTCAACGGCGGGCACGTCGGGCGACACCAGGTCCGGGGTGCAGACCTGATCGGCCTCGACGAGGCGCAGGTCGAGCTGCACCGGCGTCGGCAGCTTGGGATTGCTGGTCAGGATGGCAAACGCCTCGCCGTCCTGCGCTCGGGCCATGCGCATGGTGCGGAGCTTCTCGGCGAGGTTCACGGCCTTGGCCCAGGCTGCGAATTCGCGCTCGATGAGACGGTTCGCCTCGGCATCGGCCGTCAGCAGTTGCAGGCGCGGCCCGGTGCCAACCACGTCGTTGGCCAGGGTCAGCACGATGCCGCGGGCGTAGCTGTTGTTGGCGACCTCGTAGCGGGCGCGGTTGCGCAGGATGCGACGGACCTCAGCGCTGTTGGCAGCGTTGGCGGATAGCCCGTCGGCGTTGGCCCAGTGCCGGCGGTTGTCCGGGTTAGTGGCCGCTGCATCGTAGCGGGCGTGGAGCCAGCGGACGCGGCGCGCGTCTGTCCCGGCGCTCGACTTGCCGGCAAACAACTTGGACAGCCAGCGGAACACTTACGAAGCCTCCGGCGGTACGAACTTGTTGAAGCGCAGGCCGCGCTTCTTGTCTTTGGCGGCCTCCTTCGAAGCGAGGTAGCGGTCGGCCTCGATCTGGTCGGGCAGCGGGTGCTGCTCGACACTGCCGGCGTCGCCGGAGGCCTTGGCCGGCCCCTCGGCGTTCTTGCGAATCTCGTCTTCGAGGTCGTCGGCCATGAAGCGATCCTCAGCAAAGTGTCCCTCTATTTCCTAAAAGACGCGCTGGCGCGGCGAGGTGGCGGAGAAGGAAGGAAAAATGCCGTCCAAGGTTCCCCCCGCAGGACTCGCTGCGAATTTTCGCAGCCGCCTTCCGGAAAAATCGAAAAAAGTTCCAAAGTCATAACACGCTGTGCTGAAACCACTTGTGCCAAGACGCCCAGAGCGAACCCCGCGAAAAACTGCCCGCGCTGCGAATTTTCGCCAGTCAGGGGCGACGGGCCGGCGATGAGCCGCAGCAACCGTAACCTGCGGCCGCCGGCCCCGGTGAGCAACCTGAGGGGTTCGCTATGCAGATGCAGTCCAGCAAGTCATCCCTGTCCCCGCCGCGGCGGCGCCTCGTTGAGCTGATGCAGGACCTCAACTTCGGCCGCATCGAGCGGCTGGAGGTCCTCGCCGGCCAGCCGGTCTTCGATCCGCCGCCCCGCATCGTCCGCGAGATCAAGTTCGGCGTGCCCAACGGGCCGCGCCCCGAGGCCGTCCTCCGCGACTTCGTGCTC